CGTAGATTTGGAATCCTATTGAGGAGCGCAGCGCGCCCGACTGGTTTTGAAAGTTTTTGACGGAGAGGCCGTCTTTCGACCGGGCCATCTTGACGGCCTCCTCCATCGTGTGTGTGATTGATACCAGAACGGCGTCGATTTCGTCCTCGATTTCCGCCTGCAACCCGGCGAACATCTTGTTGATGTCAAACTTGGCCTTGATTCCCATTCGGCTGGCGTTTTAGGATGTGAACGGCGGCTCTTTTGAAATGGCCGTTGATACAATCTTTGTCAATAAACTGACTCCATTTCTCGAACTTGCATTTGCAAAGGAACGGGATTCCCTTACAACTCAATTCGTGCGGTTCGCTGGAGTTCTCGCACCACCCGCAGGGCTGGGGTTGTTTCGGCGGGGTCTGCTTTATGCTTTTCCGTGCTGCCATACCTCCTCCTTACTCTGCGGGGTTCTGTTCGAGCAAATCGGCCACGGCGGTCGAACCCTGCTCCTCCCGGATGCGGGCGAGTTCGCCGTCGATGTCGTCCACCTTTCCGTACTGCTCTATTGTGGTTCGCTGGCTGGCGATTGGCTGGTTTCCGTTCGACTGCATCAGGGCGTTAATGCGTCCGGCCTCGTCCTCGATGATGTAGGGCGTGATGTCGGGTTCGATGCCGATAGTGTCACAAGCATCGACGAACGCGGTGTCCTTACGGTTCATCTTTTTGAGAAACGCTTGCAAGATGCTGTAACGGCGTTGCAACAATTCGACAAAATACTCCTTTTTGTCCTGCACCTTTAGGTGGGCGTCCATGAACATAAGTTTGAGGGCGATTCCCGAAACGTTGCCGAGGCCCTTGACGGTGTCGAACGATATGTCGGGCGTCTGCGTGAGGGCGTGGATGAGTTTGTAGAGGGTTTGTTCCTCAAGTTTGACGGCCTCCGGCGCCTGGTCCCATGACATATAATGTGCGTCGCCGTCGTCCTCCATCTCGATAACGCCGCCCGTCTCTCCCTTTTTTGCCCAATTCTTAATCCGTCCCTTGACAATGATTTTCGGGCTTGCATGATAATCGTTGCAATCGGCGAAATTCGACAACAATTTCTCATAACGCTCGATGAGGGTTTGAACGTCCGTCCATTCCGCCTTTTCCTGCCGTCCGTAGACGATGGGGATTTTCCCGATGGCGTTCTTGAGAGGATAGCCGGGGATGAGGGCGACGGTTTCGTCCGTCATTTCCCAACGATATATCCATTCCGCCGTGTAGGTTTCAAAATAGGTGTGCGTTTTCTTCTCGATGTCTGTTGTGGTGTACTGGCGAGAGAACGCGACGAGGTCGCCCGTCTCGTCAAAGTATGGGAACAGTTTGTCGCCCTTGAGAGGGTCGAACACCGCCACCCTCAACTTATAGTTCGACACGAACCCGTAGCGGGTATTTTTCGACGGTACGACATACCACAATTCGGCGGCCTCGGTGGCCGAGAAGATTGTCCGGGCCATCCGTCTGTTTAATGTGGTGGACTTGACGTCGTAAAGGATGGACTTGACGGCCTTGAGAACCTCGCCCTCCTTTTCGTTCTGCGTCTCGGCCAGCAGATTGACCGGGTTTCCGAATAGGAACGACACCGCGCGCTTGACGATAAGTTCCTGCAACGATACCGCGATACGGGCGACTGGCTCCGGGCGGGTGCTGGCTTGCCGATTCTTTGCCCCTACATCGACGAGACGCTGCTCCGGCGGAACGTCGGCCATGTTGACGGGGGCATCGACCTTGACGAGTTTATCCGGCCTTACGGTGTGGTCAAAGACAAGGTGTTTCGTCGGTTCGAGTTGCTTTTTGTAGGTCTCGACATCGGGGACGGGCGACTGTCTCGCCGTCTGTAGAAACGCGATAGCCACGTCGGGTTTCGCCTGCTTGATTTTCTCGTCGATGTCCGTTGTCGGTTGGACTGCTTGTTGGATGATTTCTTCTTCCATTGCTGTAGAATTTGAATGTTAAAAATAATCTGCTGCGTTTCCTCCGCCCTCGCGCTCCCGGAACTCCACCGTCCCGGTGAGGGCGTCGGGGGCGTCGTCGTACGGGTTGCCCCCGGTGCGTCTGTAGTTCTTTATTGCCCGCGCAAACTCCGGCCACGCCAGTTCCCAATTCTGCGGAAATACGGTCATGTTCTGTACCTCCGCCGAGTGGGTGAAGATTCGCGACTGCTTGTTGTCCGATTGATAGAACCACTTTATATAGGTGTGCTTGTTCCCCATCCGCAGGATGATGTCGCGGACGTTCCGGGCGAATCCACGCCCGCCGTTGTTGCTCTCGACGAGGGCCTCCTCGACGTTGTACTTGCAAAGTAGGCGGGCGAGGGCCTGCTCCGTGTACTCCATCGGCTTTTGCGTATAGAGGACGTCGAGGATAAAATTCCCCGTCGGGGTGGCGACGTAGATGATGGCACAAAGATAGTCCGACCCCTCGTCGGCGGTGTCACAATAGCATTGTACCTGCGAATTTGTGTAGTAGGGGAGGATGTCGTATGTCCGCCATGGCCTTTCGTACATCAAACCCTCCAACGGCTGGGGGTTCTGCAAATACTGCGTATCAAATACGAAAGCGTTTTTGTCCCTCAACTTGTAGAGTTCCGCGAGGGTGTGCTTGAACGGCCACAGGGCCTCCTGCCTCCCGTCCTCGTCGGTGATAATTGCGGGCATCGATACGACCTCCCACTCGTCGGGTTCGAGTTTGGTAAGATAGCCGCACAAGTCATCCTCGTCGAGTCGCTGCATAATAATGATTATCGGCGTCTTTCGGGAATTGACGCGGTTTCGGATTGTCGTCTCGAACTTTTGGTTTACTTTGTCGCGGATGGTGTCGGAACGTGCGTCGTCCGGCTTGATGGGGTCGTCGATGATGATAGCACCGCCGAATATCGAGTCCGCCGATTTTCGGTCGAGTTCGTCAACGGCGTCTCCGAGGGCCTCGTCGGTGTCCTCGATGCTGGGTTCCTCCTCCTCGTCAACAAGTCCCGCGCCGAATCCCGTAACCTGCCCGGCGGACGATACGGCATAGAACCCGCCGCCAGCCCTCGTCTTCCATTTGCGGGTGTTGCTTGATGTTGGGACGGCTCCGGGGAACAATGCCGAATAGTCGGGGTCGTGCATGATGTCTTGGATGCACTTCGAGTTGTCGCGGACGAGGTCATCGGAATATGAGAGGTGAATAAAATTCGCCGCCGGGTTGATGGCGAACCCGTCCGCCGCGAAATTCTTTAGTAGTTCCGTCTTCCCGTAGCGGGGCGGCATATTGATGATTAGGCGCGTACACTCCCCCCTCAATACTCTGTCGAACGCCCGGCATATCTTGATATGATGCTGGCCGACGATAAATCGGCGGTGAAAGCGTTTGTCGAAAAAGTATAGGGTAAAATTGAGCAGGGACGATGTCGACCACGCCCTCAACGCATCCATCTCGGAATAGAGTGTCGGTTCTATGTCTTCCCGCTGCGCCACCTCCCGTTATTCCTCCCCGTGCGTTTTGAATCCGATTCTCGATGTTGGCGAGGCGGGCGTTTCCTCGTCTGCCAGCGTCCCGGTCTTGTATTTCTTTTCGTATTCGTGCATCAACTCGGCGGCCTGCTCCTTGGTATATACTTTGTCGGGAATGAGGGCGGACCCCTCGGCCCCCGTGAGTTCCAGCCGCTGTGTCGGCTTTCCGAACAGTCGCTCCGAGATTTTGTCGATGGTGGTTGTGATGCCCTTTTTCATGTCGAATACGACGGCGCGGGCGAGTGTCTGCGCGTATGCTGGCGCGCCGTCCCAACTCATCAGGGCCTTGAGTTGGTCAACGGTCATCGTGATGATGGCCTCGTCCCACTGGCGGACTTCGTCCTTGGAGAGTTTTTCGTACTTCTTAAATTTCGACTTCCCCATAACCTTTTCGAGTTGTTCGGGGACGCGGGACTTCGGTCGTCCCGCCGGGTTGCCGGACTGACCCGGTTTCCACGGTGCCTTGAGATTCTGCGGATTTGCCATTTCTTCGGTGCTTTATTTCTTTTTGCTCGGTGATTTCTTTTTGGCGGGTTTCTTCTGCTTGGATGGTGTCGGGAGTGTCTCATCCTCCACCGTCTCCGGGGCGATGTTGCCGACGAGACACGCCTTTTCCCCGGTGAGTTCCTCCCACCGCTTGATGATGGCGTCGACATAAACGGGTTCGAGTTCCGCCATATAACAACGGCGTCCGAGTTGTTCCGCCGCTATGAGCGTTGAACCGCTCCCGCCGAACGGGTCAAAAACCAACTCTCCCGGACGGCTGGAGTTGCGGATGAACCGCCCCACCAACTTTACGGGCTTCATCGTCGGATGGTACTCGTTGAGTTGTGGTTTCTGCTCG